CGTGACTTCTCGTTGAGCTTATTGGCGACGAGTTGATTGATGACGTCTGGTGGCAACCGGTCGCGACCGAACTTCTGCTCAGCCTGCTCAGCCGTGAGGTCGAACTCTTGGAAGATCCGGTGGACGTAGCCTTCGTCGTCCTCGGCGATGGTGAAGGATCCGACGTCGAGTGTGCGGAAGTGCAGTGGGTGACGCTTACCCTGCGCCAACCACATGCAGTCGGTGCCGAACGTGCTGCGGTCGGCGAAGGCTTCGTGGATACGGTTGTAGAAGTTCGATGAAGCGAGGTAGGAGAGCGCGATCTCAGTGCATTGACCGAGCCAGTCCTCGACGGCTGGCACGTCCTGAAGCATTGGCACCGGTTTCCAGGTGAACCAGTTCTGATCGCTCGGCGTGATCCACGACACGCAGTTCGACGAGAGGGTCTCGTTGGCGAGGATGGCAGTCGTGTTGAGCAGTCTCTGGTCCGTCGTGAAGTGCTCGGTCGTCGATGGTTGATGGTTGCGGGAGACGATGGAACTGACTCGGCGAGTGAGGCACATGCGACCGCACTCGTCCCACAGCGACACCATGCCCGATGCGTCGTTCTTCATCTGCTCGTTGAGCTTAACCAAATCTTCGGGAGATGTCCTCACGCCGCATAACCCCCCATCTTCGTCGCGCCACCGAGGGCGGGAGTGGTTCGAGGTTGTGCTCCCGCCATGACGGTCTTCGCGTAGCCGAACCGGCGACCGGCCTTCATTCGTTCTTCGACGCCAGCCTGGAAGACGTCTGGACTCGCCGAGTTAGGAGGAGAGGCTGGGACCACCTTCGGAACCTCGAATGATCCAGCCATCTCGGCTTGCTTCTTCATGAACTCCATTTGAGTCCTGAACTGCTGCTCAGACATTTTTCGTGCCTTAGCTTGTTCACGGATTGCGGCTGAATTGTCTGGTGATCGCATGGCTTAGGGTCTCCCACTTGACCAACCGAGGGTGACCTCGCCTCGCGAATGCAAGCCATTTCTTCGGGTGGGGTAGCCACCGAGCCGCCTCGCCCAGGTCTCCCGACAGAGCCCAAATGAACCAGCAGTCGCCGTCTGGATCTGTCCTGGTGATGTTGCTCATCTCCTCGGCTTTCCAATGACTCCAGACCGGCCTTGCCATCGCAAATGCCCTCGGCGTTGAAACGACGTAGCCGTGCTGGAAGTGAAGCCAGAGGTCAGGCACGAACTGGTCACCGTAGCCTCGCCCGCCAAACTTCTCGGTCATGCGGTCGAACGGACTCATCCCCTCATCCCCATGATGGCTTGCAGTCTCTTCTTCGGCTCGGTCGACGACACGCTCGCCGGTGAGTCATTGGTGACCGGCCTGATCATGCCGAGCGAGTCAGCCTCCGCCCAGGTCCGCAGTGCGTCAGCCGTGTGGTCGCAGACACCGTCCTTCACTGCAATGCTCTTCATCACGTTCGTGGACGCTGTGATGACCTTCCGGTAGTTCTCGAGCCTCCCGACACCGGACGGCAACTTCGAGCCGTCAGGGAGCGCGATCTCGACGTCGGTGCGTGAGTGGAACCAAAGCTTCATCAAACGCTTCCTGACCTCGTTGACACCGACCCAGACGTCAGGGGTTCGAGGCACGATCCTGACCAACCTCTTCGGGATGCCAGCCTCGAGGAGTTGCGCGACGTAAGTCTTGCCGGATCCCTTGTCGGTCGTGTTGGCGTCGTGCGGCAAGTAGTGACCGGCGATGGGTCCGTGCATCCTCTCCCAGGCCCGCATGACCTCGGCGACCGAGTGAGCACCGGCACCCTCACTGGCTGACCAGTCGATGATGTTCCAGTCTTTGCCGCATGGCTGAAGCAGCCAGCCTGCGACGTTGTCGGATGCGCCCAGATCCCAGAACGTGTAAAGCGGCTGACCCTTCTCGAGTTCAAACTCGCACACTCTCCCCTTCTCCCGTAGGGTTGCCATCTCGCTGTAGATCTGACCGGCGACGACGGCACGGTCGACCTCGTCGATAGTGCTCGGGAACTGCTGCCACATTTCCTCACCCTGCTCCTGACGCTTCGCCTCCCACCATGCCATGCGCTCATCAGACAGGACGATGCCATGCTTCTCCTTGAGCTCGGCGAAGTATTGGATCGATGACTGGTGGGTCGCCTTCCGACCTGGGAGTTGATACAGCGGATGATTCCACCAGGGGAAGAACTGAAGCTTCCAGTCAACCTGCGACAGACTCTTGCCGGTGCTCTTCTTGGCGAGGCTGAAGAAGTCGTAGGCTACACCGTAACGCCCTCCCTCCATCGTCGTCTCGATGTCCACGAAGTCATGGGGCAGCACTGCGTTGATGGACCCACGACGGATCTCTCGAGACCTCGCCGGTCGTTGCGCTGAGATCGGGCCAAGCTCGGAGACGTGCAGACGGTTGGGCGTGTTGCCGGTGGCTGACGTCGTCGCCTTGTAGCGTGATCCGTTCGACCATGCCAACTCACCATCGTTGTCGACAATGAGAGGATTGGCTTCGTGGATCCATCGCCAGAGCATAGCCATGCCCTCGTCCGGATGGTTGGGTCCGTTCTCCCATGCGAACCTGAAGATGCCCAGCTTGCCGAACGCATCCTCCTCAGACTTGTCGATGATGGCTGCGAACAGGTTCTCCTCGAACAGACATGAGTCACCGTTCTTGAGGACAATGATGGTCGACATGCCGAGCTTCCGAGCCTTGGGGATGAAGTTGCGAGTGTGCCGCCCCTTCAAGTAGCGTTCCTGCTCGAGACGCAACTTCAGTGGAGCGATGCGTCCTGGTGCCGTCGGGTCGTTGTCTGGCTTGGACTCGATGAGATAGAATCCGGATGACATGCGCCACTCGGGATCTGCGACGAACTCGAGCAGCCGCTCCAAGGCTTGCTCTTCAGTTAACCCCTCGGCTTCGGATTCGATGTGTTGCGTTTCCTTCATAGAACTCCCGTTGGTCCGAACTTCGCGAAGCCTCAGTCGGACAACTCTTTGTTCATACTCGCTTCACTCCCATCAGTTTCGCCAGTGCCTCGACCGCAGTGCCGAGCTTGGCGTTCTCACCTTCACCGGCGAGGTCGTTGTCAATCTGGATCGCCTTGAGCTTATCGGGCATCTTGACCTTCATGGAGGATCCGGCGTCGGTGCTCGACTCGCTCCACTCCTGGCAGAGGTCACTGTCCCTGGTGAGTTCACCGGCGGGAGTCCTCACCACTCGGGCCAAGAACTTGCGTTTCTCGACGACCGTCAGCACCACGGTCTCCGCCTCCTGCTCGAGCCGCTCCTCGACACGCTTCGCGAACCATGCGACTCGGGCGAGGATCTCGGGCTTCTTCATCATCTTGCTCGACTCTTCGTTTGATGTCTTCGCCGTGCCTCGAGTTGTGATGCTCGACCGGTATGCCTCCGATGGAGTCATCTCTCCCAATGCGATGAGTCGCACGAAGCGTTCGTGCTTTCGATTTGCCAATGGCTTGCTGCCGTCGTTCATGATTTGAGTAGGGTGACCTTGATGGGCTTTGTCAACAACGGCAGGAAGCGTCCATGCCGCCAGCACTGAGGACAGACCAGGGTGCCTTCCTGGTTCCTGGCCTTGTCATCAGTACCTCGCCATCCGCAGTAGCCGCACTTGCAGTTGAGCGTCATGTCAGTAACTCCTTGATGCGTTGTGTGATGCGCTCCTCCTCACTGGCTGGAGTGAAGTCGATCTCGGGTTCGTGTTCATACTCCTCGACGTCATCACTGACGAGGCGACGGCACTTGAAGAAGCCGTAGAGGTGAGGGTGGCGAACGTGAAACAGTCGGGCGTAGTAGGCTCGATGGTTGTTGCTCAGCTTCACCTCGGCACCGGTCGTCGCCACGCTCATGTGCAGACGGATCTGCTCGAAGATGGCGTTGGCTGAATACGACAGGTGACCCTCGTAGAGCATGCCGAAGGACAACTGCTCGAACAAACGCCAGACTCTTGGGTTCTCCTTGTGGAATCGAACGAAGGACTCAAAGATCTGATCGGCTCTGGTCATGGCAGCACCTCCTTGGCTTTGTTGATTATTGCCGATGCGTCATCAACGCCGCAATCACATCGACCGTCAGCATAAAGAAGGAATAAGCAGTTGTCAGCGTGTCCTTGGTTAATCACTCGCTCCAGCGCATCCCGCAACTCCCGCGCCAACTCCCGTGCTTCGTCGCGTTGGCGTTCCAAATTGCGAAGCGTCCCAAGTGAAACCCAAACCCCAGTGTCATCATGCCTGTGCTTCATCGACGGAAACTGAGCGTCCGTCTCTGGTGTCGCTCGGTCACTCATGCGGCACCCCCCTTCCACCAGTAGTCAGGCACGTCGTTGGGGATCTGAACGAGCCAGGATCCGTCACGCTTCAGCCTCGATGCGATGCGACCGTCGAGGCGTGTTGCAACCTCGGCGACAGTCAGGTTGGCGTCGAGAAGGGTCCACTTGTTCGAGCGGAGTTGGAGCAGTTCGAGGACTCGAGAGCGGAGGACTGCACCGGCACCGGCTCGGTCGTCGGCACCGGCTGCGATGTCCTCGATGTAGATCAGGTCGTAGCCAGCATAGTCCCTCGGGGCTCGGTAGTCCTGAAGATCCTGGGCGGGGATGATGTGAGCAGTCTCTGCCCCTCTCCACCCGTCCCTGGTCTTGATCCTCATCTTTCGGCTGAGCTCGGCGAAGAGTTGGCTCAGCAGATGCGTTTTGCCGACGCCTGACGGTCCCAGGAGGGTCAGCCATCGCTTGGGTTCCTCCCGAGCCAGCACAGCGGCTCTGAAGGCCAAGGCTGCGGGCAGGACGGGAGTGAGTCCCTGGTGGTAGGCTTGCCAGTTCCACCGGCGGGATGCGTCGGCGATGTCGTCAGGAGTAACGGCTGGCGTTGTTGGTGCTTGAGTCTGTTCGTGCAGGATTGCGGCGATGTGTTTCATTTGGGTTCGTTGCGTTGGTTTTGTTTGCCTTCCATCTCGTTGCCCATGCCCTGAAGGCTGCGGCAGGGTTCTTGATTGTGTTACCATCTCGGTCTTGCCAGTAGCCGTCAGGGGTGAGTCCTCGGGCTTCATTGCTGTCCCAGAAAAGCTCGGCGCACTCTGGAGGGACCAGGGACCGGCTTGCCCACTCCTTGAGAATCTCGAGTGATGGGGTCCGGTGTCTCATCGGCAGTTCACCCTCCTCCCCCTCCCGTGCGGAGAGAGAGTCTATATCCGAAGATGAAGATGAAGATGAAGATGAAGGGGTTGGCTTTTGCTTATCCCCAGTGGTTGGCTTTTGCTTGCCGTTTTGGTTAAGCAAATTTGGATTGCCGCCCTTTTTCCCCGCTTCCCGACGGATTTGGATGAGATTCTCATCTCTGACCATCCGGCGGCAGAAGATGGCACCATCCGATTCTCTGCGACTTGCCACACCGTAGGTTAGGATCGTGCTCAAGGTTTGGTTGAGCGTTTGGTTATCCAAATTCAGCATCCGAGCGAGGGCATCTTCCGGAATGGGCTTGCCACCCAGAAGCAAAACACCCCTCTCGTCGGACTCATGCATGATGAGCAGGAGGTCGAACCAGACCGACCGATCATGGCGAGTCATCGCCTGGACACCTGGATCCTTGCGCCAGTCGGCTGGGTAGAATTGAAGTGCCGGAAGCTTCATCACCACCCTCCTTCCTGCTCGTCTGGGAAGACGTCGTCGAGCTTCTCGCGCCGGTTCCAGTTGCGACCCTGGTCACGGTCACGGCGAGGCTCAGCCTGACTGTTCTCGACCCACTGTGAGCGTCTCTCCTGGCGTTGCCCACGGTCTCTGGTCTCTCCAGGCTCGAACGGCTTCTTCTCGGTCACTAGGAGGCTATGAAAGCCGCCCTTCTTACCCTCCTTCCACCACGACGCGATCTCGTAGATCTTGCCGTCGATGTTGATCTCACCCTTCCAGTCTGGATGGGTGTCCTTCTGCTTGCGGTCGTTGACGAAAAGGGATCCTCTCCCTGGTTGATGCTCGAATGGTTGTTTGCTCATAGTAGTGTTGTCGTTGTTGCTGTTGATTGATGGGTTGTTATCGACGCTCTCTGGCTGCGTCATAGGCGATGTCGGATGCGTGGAAGCATGCGTCACACTCGGACCAGGGATTGCCGTGGGGGCATTCCGCCGGTCCTTCGTCCGTCAGGTCGATGTCGACCTCGTCGTTGACGTTGATCTCCCACGAAGGGTCCGGTTCCTGCTGTGGCTCGATGCGCCGGTGGCACTCGAGACACACACAGGATCCGTCGTCGTTGACGAGCATCTCATAGCCGCAGCACTCCGGCGGCTCTGGCAATTCAGGGGGATCGTTCCACCAGTCGTTCATAAGTAGAAGTGAGTGATGGCTAGAATTGCCTCGTCGAGAGAGCGCACGACACTCACGTCGTGAAGATTGCGCTCGAGTAGTTCGATGAACTCCTTCTGCAACCCACTCAGTTTGCCCTTCTCTCCGTTCTTGACCTCGATCCAAAGTGTTTCGCTTTGTCTGAAGAAGATCATGTCAGGCACTCCTGGCCGGAGACCTTCAGCCTTCAGCCTCGCAGCCGTCCGCTTCGACCTGTAGCCACCGTTGGGGACGGCAAAGAACCGACCCCTAACAAGGTGCTCTCCATCGCCTTCGCACCACCGCACGATCTCCACCTGGAGGTCGTGCTCGCTCTTAGCCTTGGCCTTGAACTCGCTAGCAGTGATGCGAACCGGCTCCGACGCCTTCCGGTGAAACCCGACGATGCGCTCGAGGTAGGGTCGACCGTCGCAGGATCCGTGCGGAGGATGCGACGAGGTCTTGACGCATGAGATGTTGATCTCACTCACTCGGCACCTCCTTCCAGACATGCCATCCCCACTCACCCTTGCGGTGAGCTCGAGAGCATTGGAGACCAACCGACTGAGACCACTGTTCTGGACCGTCGCCCTTGGCGTCGACTCCGGCCAAGTAGAATTGGCTCGCAGCAACCCAGACCCGTTGATCCAGGTTGCCGCCGCACCAACTCACCAGGAAGGAGAGGAGGTTGGCTGGATTGACTCCGCTCACTCCTCGGACCCTCCTTCCTCGTCATCATCCCCATCCTCGAGCGAGGCACCGGCGGCGACGATCTTCTTCACTGGGTTGCCTACCTTGACGGCACCCTCGAGCACCTTCCGGATCTCGCTCTCGAGGGAGGCACCCTTCAGGCCGGTCGCCTTCCGAGTCAGTAGGGACACGCCCTTCTTCGTCGTCTTGCACTCAGCCGTGAAGGCTTCAGGAGTCACGCCGAGAGCGGCGAGACGGGACCAGACTTTGGCGACGTCTGAGATCGCCTCCTTGCCCTTGCCCTCCTTGATGACGAAGTGCTCGGCGAAGGATCCGCCCTCGGCTGCGCGGAGGCGGACGTTGCCCTCAATGGCTGACACATACCAGGAGATCATCTTCAGTCCCCTGTAGCGAGCCGCCAACTCCTCGTCGCTGAGTTCACCGGCGCGGGCGAACAGAGCCTTCCGAGCCGTCTCGGGATCCATGCTCTCGACGCCGGTCGTCTTCGACTCGACCGTCGCGATGACCGGCTTGGCGAGACACTTCACTCGAGCGGGGCAGAACTTGCACCAGTCGCCGATCTTCGTCTGATCCGGCGTCGACTTGCGCTCAGCCTCGAGGCTCGCGAGCAGCCATGCATACGCATCCTTCAAGGCTTGGGCATCGAAGTCGGCGACCGTGGGTCGACCCTTCCAGGGTTGCACTAGGGCGACTCGGACGTGCTCGAGACCGTGACGGAGGTGGATCAGCACAGCGAGGCTGCGAAGCTGAGCATTCTCAGCGGCTCCGTCGTGATCACCGTGCAAGGTCTTGTAGTCGATGACGAGTCCGCTCTTCCCGTCGGCACTGATCGCCGTGTAGTCAGCCTTGCCGCTGAAGACCAACCTGACCGGCTTGCCCTCGACGACGTCGATGCATTTACCCAGGATGGTCAGCCCGAGCCGACGCTCCTTGTGCGACGTGTAGTCGCCGTCGCCGACCCAGTTGTCGAGCAACTCGTTGCGGGCGTCGATGCACATTTCAGCCGTCTGGATCTGGTGATGGTCGAGACCCTCGATGGGCTCAGGCCAGACCTCGATAGCTTTGTGGGTCACGTCGCCACTCTTAGCGTCCCTGGTGCTGGGATCCTCGAACTGCTGACCCAGCCGGAAGGAGGGCGGGCAGTTCGCGATTCGGTTCATGTAGGAGGCAGATGGCACTCCGTGTCGTTCGTCGTTGTTGATGTCGTTGCTGTTCATGGTGATGAGGAAAGTGAGGGGCGGGATCTCTCCCGCCCCAAGGGGTTAGGCGTTGGCGAGGAGGCTGGGCCAGACGCTGAGCAAATCCTTGACGACGTCGTCGGGCTGCTCGTTTGGAGGGATGCTGCCGTCGATGAAGACTCCGCCCTCGTCGGCGACCTGAGCGATGCGATCCCAGGTCTTGCCGCTCTTCTTCAAAGCGAAGACCAACTCCGCCTGAAGGTTCCGACCGAGACCAGGGATCTCGTCGTCCTGCGACTCGCTCTCGACCACCGGTGCCGTCTCGGCTACTTGCTCACTAGCGATGGCTTCACGGGCTCTGGCGACCGGATCAGTGGTTTGACCCTCCTGAGCCGCCTGAGAGGCTTCAGGAGCCTTCTGAGTGTCCTGAACCCTCCGACGGGTCACCGGTGCCTTGGTAGGCTTGGAATCGCCATTGTCGACCGGCGCAGTGTTGGTTGGCACATTGGCTGCGCCGACCTCGGGCTTGAACCAGTCCTCTGGCTTACCGATCCCGTCCTTGATGGACTCATAGATCTTCCGCAAACGGACCACTAAGGCTGGCGTGATGGCATCGATCCGGCGTTGGATCAGTCCCTCGATCTGACCCTTCGTGACACCGAACCCCTCGAACGAGGTGAGGATCTTCTTTTGAGCCTCGGGGGAGGTGTCAGCCTTCGCCGTGAGAGTGGTCTCGCACTGGGCGACTGCCTGCTCGACGACGTCGCCTGGCAGGATGCCCAGGATGCAGGCACGGAGCCGACGAGCACCCTGGTTGGCGACCAGTTCGTAGACGTCGCGAGGATCCGACAACTCCTTCACACCGGTGCGAGTGTGACGTTCGTGGCGGACCTGGAAGACCTTCGTCTGCCTTGTGTTCGTCTGCACGTCCCACGCAAACGCCTCCACGGTGCTCTCACCGTTGGACTGCTCGAGTTCGCGGATCCCAAACTGGAGGTTGCCCCAGTTCTGAGCCAATGCCTCGGCGAGGCGGATGCTTGGGCCGGTGATGTCGGTGCCTCCCCTGCTGTAGGTGTAGAGAGCGGTCTCCGCCAGGGTTTGCCTCGAGCAGGAATTGAGGATCCTGTCGATTGCCAACTTTTCATCGCGAGGGAACTTCTTCGCGATGATCAACGCAGCCTGAACCTCTTGGATGGCTCGGCTGGATTCGATGCTCACAAGAGCACCACTGCTGGATGGGTTACTGAGGAATGAATCTGACATGTCGTTACGGTTGTTTGGGTTGTTGGTCACTTAAACCCGTGACCAGGGTTGACCGGCTACTCGCCGGAAATTTTCTTGGCATCCTCGACGGCTCGGTTGAGGACGTCGTTGATCTGCTCGTCGAAACTCTTCTCGGGATCACTGCTCACCTCGATGAGTTTTGAGCCGGTTGAGGTGACTGTTTCGAGGACGTCGCGAATCACTTTCGACTGAGCGATGCATTCGGGATCCGAGCACCCGCAGGAGCCCAGGTCTTTGAGCATTATATCGATCATCGGCTTCGCCTTTGCGGCGACGAGAGCGAAGATAGTCGCGAGCAGAAACGCCTCGTCCCGTGGACGCTTTCCTGCCCTGCCTCGAAGGACTAGGACTTTGGTGATTTGGCTGCTCAGGTCTTGAGCGAGATCCTCCTCGGGACCGAAAAGGACTTTGGTGATTTCTGCTGGTGTCTGCGGTGGCTTCATGGCGTCGTCGTTACTGGCTTGGTTTTGGTTGAGTTGAGCGTCGATGCGACCCTCATCTTTATCTGCTTGTGGAAGTCCTCCTCGAGGGTCTCGATGAGGCTTGTGGGAATCCTCTTCCGATTGATGTGCCACTCGGAAGCGGCTTCGCGGATGACCTTCTTGAGCCGCTTGCTGTTGATGAGTCCGACGCTCATTGGTCGCCTCCTTTCGCGCATCGCTCCCAGAGGCACACTGCATGCGTGATGCAGAGGATAAGGAGAATGATGATGATGACCGGCCCGATAGCGGGCCAGACCTCGCCGAACAGTTCGAGGAATGCCTCGAAGACCGCTTCGGCCCAGTGTTGTTTTGGTGTAGTCATAGTCGTGTTGCTGTTGTTGGTGGGTTAAACCTTAGATCCTGCGCTGAAGCTCGGTGGAGCACCGACCACAGGATCTGCCTCGATCACCGTCGACCGGTGTCCAAACTCCGCCGAGAGGCATGTTGGCTGAGCACAGTGGCTTGCCATAAGCGTCGATGAGGTGAGCGTGATCGTGATGCAGTGACCGGCACCACCGAGGCTCCCTCGTCGCGATCTCAGCGGTCAGCAGGTTTCGCTCGGGAAACTTGATGCCGATGTATCGGTTCGCCGACTTGAGCGTGATCCTCAGTCCCTTGACTCCCTTCAGCTTCCTGGCCTTCAGCAGACCAGAGGTGACGTCACGGTAAACCGTCTTGACGTTGCACCGGCAATGG